ACCAGATACCGTAAGTGTGGCAGTAGCACCAGTACCAGTACCACCACTCAGAGCAACCCCTGTATAGGTGCCGTTGGTATAACCGGACCCGTTAACGCGGGTACCAAAGGAAGCCACACAACCAGTCTCAGCACGGGTAGCAAGGCCCGTTACCTTTGCGGTAGGTAGGGTAGAAGGGTTGGTTCGTGCGCGACGAACGGTGTTGATAGCAGTCTCAGCAGCATTTACCGTGGCGTTAAGAGCAACCGTGGTAGCAGTAACACCGTAAGAAGCAGCAACGGTAGTCGTGGTCGTCACACCACCCGACACGTTAGTTGTGGTGTGAACCTTGTTGGTTTGTTGGTTCTCATCACGCTTACCAGGAGCGTTAGAAATAGAACCGTAAGTAGTCGAGTCAGCAGTAGTAGACATGATAATTAATAAATAAGAGAACTAGCTAGTTGTCCAAGTAAGGACTTTTGAGAAATTAGAATGGTCAAAATGCTTTTGCCCTACCCACCAAGTAAGCCAGTGGTTCGAACCCTTTGACTGGTTACACTTGCGGCAAGCAGGTACCACATTAGATGTGATATTATGACCTCCACGGGCTTTTGGAATGACGTGATCCAACGTTAGATCATGATTTGATCCACAATAAACACATTGATTATTCCAATGTTCTTTAATTGCAGATCGCCAAAGTCGTTTAGCTTCTGAGGAAGACATAGCCCTTAAATTAAAAAGGTAATCAGAAGGACCCTTGAGTAGCATTGACTCGATAGGAGTAGATTTACTTCTTCTTTTTAGGGAAGCCAGCTTTCATGTTCGCGTAAGCCGCTTTAGAAACAGTGCTCTTGCTTTTAGGACGACTCTTACCTGCTGCCTTGCGGGCATTCATGTTAGCGTAAAGGCCAGGGGGCTTAGCGTTTCCTTTGTTCATTTCTTTTTGGGTTTCCCACCCGCTCCGTTTCTTGCTCGATTTTTTGAGGGCGATTCCTTAACTAGACGGCCATTCTTGGTGTGAGAAAGATCATCACCACCCTTACCCATCATGCCCCGTTTACGACGGGCATCAGCAAGGTCAGCACGATACTTTCTATCGGTTGGAGATTTGTTCTCCTTTGTATCATAAGCAAGTTTCTTGGCATACGCTTCGGGGTTACTCCGATAATACGCAGCACTACGCTTAGGGGTTGTTGTTTTCTTGGGCGCCATTGTTTTGTTCTTTAAAGAATACTTCATTTTCAAGGCGCTCAATCCTTGAGTTAGAGGCACTTACCCGTTCGACAAGCACCTCAACTGATTTAGCAATGTTGTGAAGAGTAATCAGGTGCCAACTAAAGAGTGCTAGGAAAGCAGTTGCTGCTAGGTTCCTAAGCATTGTTGACATATCCTCTTCATTATCTGATGGCCCGTTCGACATCCTCCAACTCCAATTCAAGACTACTAAACAGGGTGGCAAGTGGAGAACCAAGCACAGGAACACCAGTGATGTTATTTTTAGATAGCCAATCAGTAGCTGCTTTTAGATCCTGCGTTGTGGCGGTTCCTGATTTAATTCGACCGATCAGTTCATTAGTAACGAGGCCGTGAAGCTCGTTGAAATCTTGTTCATTTGCTCGTTGCGTCATAACTTTAATCAATCAAAGAGTTCAGTAATATATAAAGTTGTAGCAGCACCAGTACCTTGAATAGCAGCAATGTTAGCGTTAGGAGGAACTGCTAGTACAATCCGTTCACCAGTACGCAGGTAATGAGACGAAGCAGTAGCAGTTTGAGCCCCAACACCAATTATATAATGACAGTGGCTGCCACCAGCAGGAGTAATTGACACAAAACTACACGTTGTCGTCAGTGCTAGGTTTACACTTGTCGCCGCAAGAGTAATGGAACGTGATGCCCTAAGAGAAAATACCGTAGTACTGGGTTCCGTAAGGAATGTACTTGCGGTTGTTACGGAATCAGTTGTAATAGAAGCCATGATATTTAATAAAAGTGTTTATTTAAGGGGTAGTTTACGGAACGTCATGTACCAGCCAGACCCATTTCCATCAACCATCCACCGTTTGGACCAGTTCTTCCAGGTATACGGGACATTCTTACCCCCTGGCCCTGGCTTAAGATACCCCCCATCTGAGTTATTTAACTCCCCATAGGGGTCATGACACACCACATGGGTATCCGTAAGCCCTACCACGAGCATCCAGTGCCCACCACCCCTAGGAGCGTGAGCAGGGCCATGGTGAAGGATGCCACAAGCCACAGGATACCCAGCATCTAGCTCCTTTTCGAGGGTAGTACGGGTGCCATTCTGATAAAAGGTGGCCTTGACTCCATAATCAGCACAAGCTCGTATCTGTGGTACTGATTCGGTGGTATCTCCATACCGGAGAACCCTTTTAAGGTAGTCATCATCAGCATTAGTCCCCAGAAGGGCTTCCGGCTGTAAGTATTTAATCGCCATAGCAGCGGTGCTCGAAAAGCACATCCTACTGCCATGACGGGTGGTACTATCAAGTTGAGGAAAATACTGAGGAACCTTGATAATAGTCACTAGGTTTACTTAAGAAGGGTATCCTTAATCTTAGCGATCTTATCATCCTCAGTACGGAAGGGCTTCAGAGAGTTAACAGCGTTGAGCAGTAGTTGAACAATGCTATTCTCTTTAAGCTTGCTGGCACCCACAACTTCAGAACCTAAAAACAAAGCGAGAAAGGCAAGAGTTTCGTAGGAAACTTTAAGACCAAGAAAAGTAAGCATTTGATTAGCGGCCTTGACCGCGAGAAAGTTTACAAGTTGCCTTAGGTAGGCTATTTTGTCCTTGTCCTTGACGAGTTTTCTTTGGTGGACCTGGAATGTGATCCACCTTTGCTAGTGATTTAGGCTTGCCCATTAAGCAAACACCCGGTACGGGGCGGCGGGGGCCACCAGGAACTCGGACCAGCCTTCGGGCAGCGGGCCGATGTAGTTGACGTGCCAGCCGGCCATAGGCGTCGCTGGGGTCACGACGGTGCCGTCTGGGTCGAAGACCGCGTCGTTGTTGTAGATGATGCCAACGTCGTCGATGGCCCAGTCGTGCGTGTAATAGAGCCAGGTCCAGCGATCTTCCATCACCTCTGGATCAGCGGCACTCGGGGTGGGGCTATTAACCCGGAACCCAGCGGTTGCGGCTGCGGACTCCCAGGTGGCTTGGTCGGGGAAGCGTAGGTAGTTGGTGATCATGGGAGGGTTAGGCGTTGCGGGTGATGGTCCAGCCCCTGGAGATCAGGGTGGCGTAGGCGGTGTTGGCAGCGGTGGTCCAAGTGGAGGCGCCTGCGTTGGTGCCGTCCTGAACGCCAAGCGTGATGTTGGACTGGCCGTTAGTGACGAGTGAGGTCAGGATGTTTTCAATGGAAGTGGCGGTTAGGGCGCAATTTTGAAAAGCATTGGCAAATGCATCAGCGACAAGGGTTCCAGTTGTATTAAACATATTCGCTGGGAACGTAGCGAGGCTTGAGCATCCCTCCCAGCAATTCTTGAAGGTAGTTGCGGAAGCAAAATTAAGAGCTGGAAAAGAAGTAAGGCCGGTACAGTTAAGCCAAGCGTAAAAAAAGTTTGTCCCCGCACTGGTGTTGATGGCCGGGAACGACGTCAAAGAACCGCAGTTTTGCCAAGTTTGCTGGAAGTTGGTTCCCGCGCTGGTGTTGACCAACGGAAAATTGGTAAGGCTTGAGCAATATATCCACGCAAGAGCAAAATCTGTTGTTGGAGAAAAATCTATGTAGCCGTCCATGCCTCTAAGGGCTGTGCAACTATAAAAAATAGTACCGCCATCCACTTTCATGCTGGCTGGAGCAGGACCAACAGCAATCACGCGATCTTTGTAAGTTGCATTGCTATTGATATTGGGCTTAAAAAACGTGCCACTGTTCAACCGGAACCCAATAGTGTGATATACATTACTATCAAGAAAAGTATGCACGCCAGTAGTAAGAGTTTCCACCACGCCATCGCCCCAGTCAACTGTAATATTGCCATTAGTGGTAAAACTTGGCAGCGCAAAAGTACCGCCAGTCACCCTCCATCGCCAGAATTGATCAGTGCCAGTAAGCGCATTGATTTGAGCCTGAGTCAAGTCCCCGGCGTAGATGGCCGTGCGCTTGAT